ATCAAGAACTTCACGGAGAGCATTATAAAGAGTAATGAAAGTCTTACCCGTTCCTGCACATCCATATGCAACAAGGTGCTTACCTTCGGCATATGCATCAAAAAGTTTTCTTTGATTGTCTGTGAGGGGTTCAATATCTAATAGATATTCATTCCCAAGTGCTTTCTTTTTCTTTGCCTGACGGTTTGTAAGACCAACATCAGTTTGTTGATCGTTTGTTCTTTTTCTTCTTGCCATATTAGGTAGGTTAGATTTTCTTTACTCTTGACCCAGGAGCCCTGCTTGATTTTTCAAGTACTTCGTTCCATCCAGGATTTCGTGCAACGAGTTTGTCTTTCCACTCACCGACTTCTCCTGGACTTGCGGATCCCTGTGACCAATCCCTTTGCCATTCGGAATTGTCCTGATACCACTGTGTGATGTCGTGAACACTCATTTCAATCACTTTCGTCTCACCAGTTTCTTTATGAATAATCGGATAAATTGCCATTGTTTATAATAATGTGTATCGTTATTTAGACCCACTCAAGGGCTTCCGAGACTGCTGGAAATTGTTCGGTAAACACTTTCTTACACTCTTCGGCAATTACCATATGTTCTTTCTGAGTTCCGTGTGCAGAACGCAGATTGATATAATGGATCCACGACCTGCAAGAACCAGTCATATAAATCCGTGTGGGAACTGCCAGAGGCAATACGAACCTAGCACACTCCTTTGCGACCTCTGCCTCTAGGAGTTCCTTGTAGAGGTTCTGAGCAGCATCAAAGTGATCTTGGATCTTGGAGTAGAGTTCGATCTTAAGGTCTGCTGGAAGGTCGTCTGTGGAGTTCTGACGGTTCTTTGTGTCCTGCCTACGAAGTTCTGGTAGGGGAATGTCCTCGGCAATCAGATTTGTGTCTGCATACCTCTGTGAGAACTCTTGGAATGTGAAACTACGGTGACGCAGAATTTGTGCCGCAATACCACGAGTAGTCTCAATCTCCAGTGTCATAGAAGACTGCTCAAACACAGACCAATGATTATGCTTAATACAATAAGCAAGCAACTTGGAATAGTTTTCGTTGTCCTGATTTGCAGGATTAGAAACTCTCGCAATAAATGCCATTGTTTTTTCTGCATCTGGTGTAATGCTAATTAATTTTACAGTCATTTCTTTCCAAATCCTTTGTATTCTTTTGATTTTTGCTTTTCTAATTCTAGCACAGAAAGTTGTGTCTTCATAAATTGAATCTCATCACTGGAATACAAATAATCTTGCTTCAGTGCTTCCTTAATTAATTGAATTGCTTTTTTGTTTCTCATTCAGAATCCTCAAAAATTTCGTCGTAATCTAACTCTTTTGGTTTGATATCATCAAACTTATATGCCTGAACATCAGAATATAATTCTGCTTTCAGGGAATCAACAAGAAGTTCTAAATTACGGACAATCAGTTTTAGTTTGTCTTTGTCCATTTCATATAGTTCTTTCATCCCATTTTACATAAAAAAAAGAGACCTGTCAAGGTCTCTAATGATTTATCGCATTGCCATTGCAAGTTTTGCTTGATGTTTGCGTTGTTCTTTTTCTTTTTGTTGCTTGATTAAGACAAGCTGCCAGTTATTTTTCATTAGGGTGCTCCTTTACTTTGTGGGTATTGGTGCGTTGCTTCCCTTATTGGTACTTCCACCGGTTTTCCGGCCAACGTACTGTATATATTAGCATAAAATTAAAAAAGTAGCAACCGATACTTTAAGTGTATCGTGCTGCTACTGTTACTTGCGTTTTTTCTTTTCGGGTGCTTTATACCCCCAGATCTTTGGACTTACTTTACCATAACCCCAGGCAATCTTCTGAACTGCACCGTGCCCAAACTTATCAAAATATAAGTCAAAGATTTTTACTTTACTTCCACGGCAGAGGTCGGTATAAGTCTCACCTTTAACAATATAAGTTACGATATGAGCATCAAGGGGAAATGATGGATCCTTTAATTGTTGTAGTGTTGCTTTTTCTAAAAGAATTTCGCATCCATAACGGGAAGGAATATCTTTCTTTTCTTCTGCCGTCCATTCCACAGTTGTTTTTTCCTCTGCGACACTGCTGGTTTTACTCACGAACGACCTCCCCAAGTAATAGATGGGTATGCCTGACTTACAATTTCTTTTGTAATCTTATATTTGGTATCAAGTTTCTTATCTTTTACAAGAATTAGAATTTCTGCTTCTAGTGGATGAAGTCCTTCTAGGATATTAATGAACATAGATTCTCTACGAATACTATTTATTGCGTCATTACCACCTTTAATGAAGTGATAGAAGTGCTTAAACTCTCTACGAATTGTGCTGTGCCCCTTATTTGCATCTGCGGCATTTCCAATAGAGAAGGAACCAACTTCGTGCATCTTACGAATTTCTTCCGTAAGTTTATCACTCATTGATCCATTAAAAGTTGTCTGATCCTTATAACCAGAATAAGGTACAGGGCCATCGGGGAGCATAGAAATCACACTCTCATCAAAGTTCCAAATAAAAAGTGCTCTGAGTGATGGATGATCATACTTTTGTAGAACTTCTACTTTCTTTGCATTGGTCTTTTGACGAGATACCAAATCAAAAACCTCAAAGGCAAATGGATTAGTTGGTAGATTATCAATGACAGGAGCAACTCTTTTGGTAGTAGTTGTCTTAGTTTTTGTTGTAGTTGTAGTCATAATTATTATCAGTTAAAAAAATTAATCTTCGTCGTCTTCTTCGTCAGAGTCAAAATAACCTTCCTCAAAACGAATTGCTAATACTTCGTCGGGAATTAGGTTTCCCTGATTATCAAACATTTCAGGGTGAATTCTAGGAATCTCCCTATAACTCATCATATACTCTCTGGCAACCCATCCAGTTACAATTCCTACTATAAAGAACATTATGATTAAAAAAGAACCTAATACTAAGCTAACTGCTAACATCTTTTTTTCTCCTTATAGGGATTGTTTTTCTTTTCTTTACGGTCAAAGAAAATTCAAAATAGATAGTTACTTCTCGTCTTAGAAAGCAAAGTAACTTTTCAAAAATAATATGAAAATCTTTTGGTTGCCTCTTTTTACCTCCACTAAGTATAAGTTCTACACCACGATTGATACCGTGGTAGTTATTGTTATTTATGATACTATCAGACAATTTGCTGCTCTTTTAGAAACTTAACGGTATCAGTGCATCCACCAAGTTTTTGATCGTCACAAATAACCTGAGGAAATGTAGAACCTTCACCAAACTCTGAATAGAATTCTTCTTTGGTAAAATCTTCTCCTAAAGTATACACCACAAAGTTACTTCCTGTCAACTCTAGGACTTGTTTGACTTTATAGCAATAAGGACAATCTTCTTTGGAATAAACTGCAAAATTCATAATTGTTTAATATCTGTAATAATTTATATAAGAAAAAAAGAGGAGATTTCTCTCCTCTTATTATACCACCATCCTACCTTTCCCACCACGGAAAGGGTCTTCAATTCCCAGAGATACAAGGAATCTTGAAGACCTTCATAGTATAAGGGATTTACATTTCGGTGTCAAGGGGTCAATAAATCAAGATTTATTTATAATATCACTTGGATTTAAAAAGATAAAGTTTTATCTAGCAGCATCAAATGCACAGTGAGCACGTTCTCCATCAGCAAGAACATAATGAAAGAAGATTTGGTGATAATAAAGTTCTTCTTTCTTGCCAAATACCTTTCTATTAGTTCCAGGCATTGCTTCTCTCCAATGTGGTCTTTCACATCCTTTATAAACCATTCCGTCACCGGCAGAAAGAACTACCGCACGATTTTCACCAGGAACAAAAACAACCTCCTTTTTCTTATCAGCATAGATATCGGGAGTTTTAATCCAGATTGGCCAATCTTGTTTTAGATTAGTGCTGATATGAACAGACACTGAAATTTCACAGGCATCTCTGTCTGCGTGTTTTTTTAATTCTTGTCCTGGAAAATAAAACCTATCATAATAATAAGTATTATAAAGTTTCCGTCCAATTTCCTTTTCCAGTTTCAGACGAATTCCAGTATGAATTGTCTTATACATTGGATGAGAGTATCGTGCCAAAGAACCATTAACTTGTGCTTCTTCTGGTTCGTGATTAAACCTATCAACAGAACCAAAATAGTTAATCTGTCCTCTTTCAGCAGGAACTGGATGATAAAGTTCCTGTGGATCCCATAAATCCTTTAAAACTAAGTATCCGTTCTTATCAAAACTCTCATTACGTGTCCATGCAGTTCCCGTATTTCTACGTTCCTGCATTATCAATTCTAGTTCGTTCATATTTTATACCTCAATGCCAACGTGGTCCAACAGTCCAACCGACAATACTCTTACGAACACCTTTTGTTACTTTAAGAACCCGATGTTGAGTACGTGAGTCAAAGAGTACAATCGTTCCACGTTTTCTTGGAGCAAAGTAACTCTTTCCTGCTTCATCAATGAACTGAACATTTCCTCCCTCATAATCATCAGGACCAGAAAGTTGCAGGGAAAAAGAAAGTTTCCTTACAAGTTCAATATTCTCATTCACAAAATCATTTGCAAGTCCTTCGGCAAGATTACCAACAGATTGAGGTTTGTATTGAGTTTGAAGTCCTGCATCATTGTGCCAACCATAAAACTCACCTTCACTATAACGTGTATATTGAAGATTTTCACCATCAATATTTCTTAGGTCATACAAGAAGTTCTCACGATTTGCACGTTGAACATAGTGCCACAGAAAACCAGCAACCCAATGAGTTGTAGGAATCCAGGTGTTTTGAGAGTTTCTCTTCTCCTTATTCAGGGCATCTCCGTGAAGTTTGGAGTCTGCCATTGATGAGTCAAATTTTTCTGTTAAATCTTTTTCAATGATATCTACAATGTCTTCTGGAAGGTCTGTATAATACCATACGGACTGAAAGGCCATAAACTTTTATAATATATTCAGTGATATTATATATCAGTTTTGATATAATGTCAATACCAAACTTTTATTCTACTGGTTCTGGTGTCATTAATTTCCACACACCATTCTCTTCATCCCAAACATAGAAAGAACGTGCTTCAATTTCTTCTTCTGTAAGTGCAGGAGCAGTACCAATAGGTGATACCCAGTCTGCAGTTTCAGTATCCAATAACCAAGATGCAAATGGTTTTGGTGCAACAAATGCATCAAGTTCTTCATTATAAGAATATCCAATACCTGCATATCTTACACGAATGTTATTGTTATATGAAGTCTGCTTCCAGTTGGTATCTTCTCCCAAAAGTTTCTTACAGAATGCAATACCAATTTCTTCTACTTCGTTACCGTTTTCATCAGTGATATCACTATTTGCTACAACGATAACTTGAGTAACGATGTTATTTTCATCAAGTTGTGCGTAGTGTGCCATAAGAACTATTAAATGTAAATATTTTTGTTATTTATGATGTAACTACAACTAGAACCCACCCAAATATATTTCCCATAGCACCATTTTGTTGATATAAATCTTCGTCCCATTTATATTCATAATTTTGTTCTCTTTGTTCTTGTGTTAATTCTGGTGCTCCCACAGGAGGAGCCCAACAATCAAATGGGATAACGTACACCCAAGATGGATATAATTGCGTATCACTATGTAAAAAAGGAATGTTTTCTTGCATTTTTCTAGTATTTTAGATTATATATCCAATATATTATAATGTAATTACAATATTACTACCAGTATAAGAATATGTGGTTTCTACTCCATTATAGGTAATACGAGCAAATCCATTACTTCCAGCAGTGGCAACTGCCCCTCCAGTAGCAACCGAACCAGGATATCCAGGATCACTAGTTCCCGCAGAAGTTTGATAATTTCCTTGATCATTAGTAGATGGACCAGATACATATGCAGAATTTACATATCCAGATCCACCTCCACCACCAGCCATGGTATTTGCTTCAGAATAACCACCAGCAGAACCTCCCCAATATCCACCACCACCTGCTCCACCATATCCATTTCCTCTAGCAGTTCCTCCAATCAAAGCACCTGCTGGAAAACTATTATTAGCATAGTCTGTACTAGATTCTGCTCCACCAGCACTTTGAGTTCCTCCCAATCCTCTGTATGCTGTTTTACTATCATATGCAGAGACACCATCTTGACCCGTAGTTCCACCACCAGCACCACCGATATTACCAGTTCCTGCCCTAGAAGAACCTCCTCCTCCACCACCACCAGCAATTAGTAATGCATTTGCCTGAGAAACACTTCCCATAAACAATCCAGTATAACCACCACCATTAGATCCATATCTATTATCACTGCCAGTTCTATTTGCTTGTCCACCACCACCAAAACTTACTGAAGCACCATTTACTAGACCACCTTGCCCCACCTGCAAAATTAAACTTGTTCCCCTTAATGATCCAGGAAGTAATAATGTTGCACTAATAAATCCACCACCACCACCTGTTGCACCAAAAGACCATCCACCTGCTGTACCACCTCCTCCACCAGCACCCCATAATTTAACAGTTAATACTAGATTTGGTCGATATCGGACGACTACAATACCGGAACCACCAGAACCTCCACCAGCAGTACGGAACAGGGGAGACCCTTCTCCACCTCCTCCTCCACCACCAGAACCTGTGTTGAGAAGAGCATCACCACCCCTTACACTAATTCCCGCAGTTCCGTTACCAGCACCACCTCCTCCACCATTTCCGGAAGTACTATAACCACCAGCACCACCACCCCCAGCATAAGCAGTAGATATACCACTTATAGAACTATTTGTTGATGAACCACCAGTTAAAAGACTTCCAGCTGAACCAGATCCACCTCCACCACCTCCACGACTATTTTGAACACCATCTGCACCAGCATTTCCTTGTCCAGCAGTACCAATACCTGCTACTTGTTGGGAGGGACCATTAGTACCACCTCCACCTCCACCACCAGAACCACCACTAGCAGCATTGTCATTTTGTCCACCACCAAAACCACCACCAATAGCAGTTATAGTTGAAAACCCAGAATTTCCACCAGAAGTTGCAGAAGAATAACCTCCTGCTGGGTAGCTACCAGCCCCAACTCCACCTCCACCAACAATTATGGAATAAGGAGTAATACCAGTAACAGATGTTGAATTTGTAAGGAATCCACCTGCTCCTCCTCCTCCACCTCCTCCACTGTTACCACCACCACCACCAGCAACAACAAGATACTCAACAGAAGTTAAAGAAGGATCAGTAACTGCAAATGTTCCCGATGATGTAAATTTGTGTGATATGTATGAATCTGGTACAGAATAATCAGCAGTTGTTCCACCAGTTGCTGTTATGGATCCAGATAGATATCGGACTACTACGATACCCGAACCACCAGAACCAGTTGCGTTTCCACTGTAGGAGTTTCCCTGTCCACCACCACCACCTCCAGTATTTACAGATCCAGCTCCTGCTTGTGTTGATGGTGCTGGAAATCCATAAGGACTTGGTGTTCCTCCACCACCGGCACCACCAGTACCATTATTTCCACCAGCACCACCACCGGCGTAGAAGGTTGATATACCACTTATGGATGAGGGACTGCCTGAACCACCACTTGTCCCACCTTCAGAACCAGATCCCCCTCCTCCACCTCCACCTGAAGCACCTGGATTACCTTGTGGTGGTGATGTTGGTGGAGTATTTCCTGCTCCTCCCAAAACATAAGATCCACCACCAGATCCTCCAGATAGTCCATATGCATTTGTAGGTCCAGGTCCAGGGTGTCCACCACCTCCACCACCACCACTTGATGTAATAGAACCAAATACAGAATCATTTCCCGTGGATCCACGCTGCCTCTGACCAGTTCCTGAAGCTCCTCCAGAACCTATTGTTACCGTATAAGTTCCAGGAGATACCGCAGATGATCCGGTTCTAAGACCTCCTGCACCACCACCACCACCTTGATCACTTCCACCACCACCACCACCAGCAACAACAAGATATTCGACATTTCCAGATCCAGAAGTTACCTGAAAAGTACCTGATGAAGTAAATATGTGTGCTCTGTATGGTATAGCAATAGTATAACTACTAATTGTTCCACCAATTGCTCTAATATCTGTTGCATATCTGACGATTACAATCCCGGAGGCACCACTTCCACCTGCTCTCGAAATAACACATCCGGCACCTCCAGATCCACCTCCACCACCACCAGTATTTACAGTTCCAGGAAATCCATCTTCATCATAATCACCACCTCGTCCACCACCTCCTGGTCCACCTAAACCAGCTGGCGAAGGATTTCTTTCATCTGCTCCTCCTCCCCCACCACCAAACAATCCTGATGGACCGACAGCAGAAACCCAACCTGCTGGAAATACTGCAGAGAATGCCGGTCCAGGAAACTGAGGAACTGCTGATCCTGCTCCTCCATTACCACCAATCCAAGGAGATCCTGGTTGTGCTGCTGTTCCTGCTCCTCCAGCACCACCTCCACCTCCACCTGCTCTACCACCACCACAACCAGGAATACCAGATCCAGATCCACCAGGATTTCCATTACCTGAAGCACCACCACCTGTGCCAGATCCTCCAGGTGAACTAAATCCACCAAGAGCAGTTGTTCCAAAAGCACTACTACTTGGTGCTCTGGTATTTGCAACATTACCCTGTACAGATCCTACTGTTATCGAATATGATGTTGCAGTAACAGATCCCGAAATATATTTAACTTCTCCTCCTCCACCACCACCACTACCGTTTCCACCATCTGCGTTAACTCCAGATCCCCCAGAACCAACTACAAGATATTCGACAGTTCCAGTACCAGTTACTTGACTTACACTAAAAGTACCTGATGAAGTAAAGACATGTGCTCGGTATATTGTACTACCAGAATTATAATCAATAATTGTTCCACCAGTTGCTGTGATACCTGATGGTGGGATTACTGATACTGAGTTACTTGAGATTCCCAATAGTTTTCTAACACCAAAAGCAAAACCACCAATACCTCTTGCTACTCCACTAAAAAAAGGTGCTTCTTTTATATGAAAATCGTTAAAAATACTCATAATAACCTCCTCTTAGAAACCTACTGAACCATATCTAAATCCAGTAGTGTTGGTTGCATAAACCGTATAGTTTGATCTAGTGCCAGTACCAGAACCATTGTAATGAACCATAAAACTTACAATGTCTACATCAAGTGCTGTTGTTGAAAGTGTAATTGTAGATGCTGTTGCAACTTTAGAAGTTGTTGTGAATCCAGTTACACCTTGAGGTGAAAGAAATACGTTAGTTCCAATACCAGTTGATGCTGTTATGTTTGCTGTTCCCAATGCATTTTGTGTAAAGAGAATTGTAAAAGTTGTAGCAGAGTTTTTGTTGACAGGAATATTCTTAAATGATACAATACCAACAGGTCCATTTGTTAAATTATGAGTAAATACAGTTGATTTCAAAGCATCACATTCCAAGATAACACTATTTGTCCCTGCAATACCAATTGTATTACCAACAGATACTGTTTCCAATACTCCCGTAAGTTCAGTAGTTCCAGAAACGTGAAGTGTTGATGTTGGATTTGTGGTTCCTATACCAACGGATCCAATACCTGTTATTCTTAATCTCTCATTTGCTGCTAATGTACCACCAGTAAAGACTGATACATATTTATTGGCACTGGCAGCACCAATTGATAAGTTTGAGTTTGATGTATATAAGTATCCGTCCAGTGCTCCATTGATAGTCCATCCGGCAACAGAATAACCACTATTATGAATACCAAGATCAATATAATTTGTAGTATCAGTTCCAGTATCGGCAGTTGCAATAATATCAGAAGAAGCATTTGCACCTGTACTTGAGTTTCTGGTATTAATTTGTGAGTAACTATTTACATTTCCAGTAAAATCGGCAAGTACATTAGTTAAGCTTGGAGTTGCCGTAGCACCAGATCCAACAACGGTAAATCGATATAGTGGATTTGTGGTTCCAATACCAACATTATAAGAACTATTACCATTAATCCAGGAAGTATTTCCAGCACCAATAACTAATTGGTTAGAACCAGTAAGAATTGGAGTGGTTTGGTTAAATCCAATAACAACATTTTGATTTCCAGTTGTAATACCAATACCAGTAGAACTACCAAGAGCAACATTCTGGTTTCCTGTGGATATTGAGTATAAAGCAGAACTACCAAGGGCAACATTATTACTTGCAGAGATTACTCCAAGTCCTGCTGCTTGATACCCAAGTATTACATTATAGGAAGCATTTACCCCAATATTAGTAGTGGTATATGCTGCCCTATATCCCATAGCAACATTATATGATCCAGCAAAACTATTTTGATAGAATATTTGCTGTCCAATTAAAGTATTATAGCTTCCAGAACCTCCTCCATAATTATTAGAATCTCCAATTAAAATATTATTATTTCCAGTTAAACTACCAAGATTACTAGATCCAAAAATATTATTATTAGATCCAGATATGTTGCCATTATTGTTATAACCAACTATAGTATTTTGGTTTCCAGACATGGCGCCATTATTATAACTACCAAAAATATTATTTCTGGATGCATTAATAGAAAAATTAGTGGTATTGTTGTTTCCAATAGAATTATTGGTAAAAGTAATGCCAGGGTTGCTGCTAGATATAAGTTGACTATATCCATAATTTATAGTTACTGTTGAAGCAGAACCGACTCTAATATCAAGTGCTCCTTGTGGATTTGTGGTTCCAATGCCAACAGAACCACCATAAGCAGCCATACTTACGGTTCCATTGGCATCAACATCAATACTTGGAATACCAGAAACATCATTTACAGAGAAGATGGAACCTGATGTTAGGTTATTGGTAATAGAGAATAACTGACCGGCACTACCTTCCCAACTTAATGTTCCACTATTGAGTTCGTATGCCTTTTGAGTAATGTGCTGTCCTGTGGAAGACCCGGCAGCAACTAAAAGACTTCCAAGAATATGTGCTTTTTGAAGTGGAATTGTAGTTCCAATACCCAGGTTTCCTGTTGAAGGAGTAAATACAAGACCTGTTGTACTTACACCAAATCCGGTTGTAGTTCCGGTTCCTGCTACAAATGTTAGGAATTGGGATTGAGTAGCACTACTTGTTGAAATAGAAACACTGGAAATACCACCACCTGAACCCGCAGCAATCCAAGAAAGACCAGAACCAGTAGAAGAAAGAACAGATCCGGCAGTTCCTACATTATTGTTAGAATCATAAAGTCCACCAGTAATTCTTACATTACCCTGAACGTGTAGTTTTTGTGATGGACTATTAGTTCCCAATCCAACATTATAAGAACTATTACCATAAATCCAATCATTAGATCCAGAACCAATAACCAGCTGATTGCTTCCTGCAGCAATTGGAACATCACGATTATAACCAATTACAACATTTTGAGATCCAGTTAAATTGGTTACACCAGCAGCATATCCAATGGCAACATTATAAGATGCACTAGTAACGTTATATCCTGCCTGATATCCAAATAAAGAGTTACCAGTACCAGAACTCAAATTATAACCAGACTGTGTTCCAAATATATTATTATATGCAGCACCAGCAAAGTTATTTGCAAAGGCAACTTGATAACCAACAAAAACATTTCTAAATGTTCCACTTGAAGCATTTACTGTTACACCACACTGATATCCAATAGCAATGTTAGTTCCAAATGACCCACTACCACCACCACCACGATTAAGAGTTACATTTTGAAGGCACCCTTCACCCATGGCAATCTGTGTTGCCCAGGAATTACTTCCACCACCACCAGCACTTTCATAAACATACTTTAGACAGTCATATCCAAATCCAATAAGTTTATCATAGCTATTACTTACATTACCACCCTCAGTAGTAACTGCAAGTCCAACATTATTTCCAACAAATATACTATTACTTCCTCCACCTGCACTTACAAAATTACTTCTATAAGTATTAGCAGTTAATGATCCGGCAACAGTTGCATTTGTACCATCAAAAGTTAAGTTAGAACTTGTGGTTGTGGTATCTGTTGCAGAATTATAAAGAATTCTATTTGCAGTTCCTCTTACGTTAGTTGCTATACCTGCTATTGGCGCATAAGAACCAACAACCCCAGTAAGTTGTGACCCATCACCTCTAAATGAAGTGGCAGTAACAACACCAGTAACTTGAATACCAGAAGAATTTGCTGTTACGGCAGATCCTACAACAACACTTGTGTCAATTGTTGAGGTTCCGTATATTCTTGTACCAGATTTAAGTTTTGCCATTTCTTATGCTTGTGCCTCCGTCCAGGATAAACGACCAAACACATTACAACTTTGTGCTGTAAGGTTGGTAACCACAATCGTTAATGTATCCGGTCCATCAGGGTATATATTCGTTGCCGAAGTTGCTCCTCCACCACCAAGAATAGAATTACCAAGATCTCTAACCTGAGATAAATCAATCGAATTTGCACCAGATCCAACGAAGAATCCAGCAGTAACCTCACCACCAGTTACAGTAATAGCACCACCAGAATAATCTGCAATTTGTGCAAGAGATGAGTTTACACGGTTTGCAATATTACCAACTGCATTCGTCCAAATCGTTGGAGTTCCAACTGGAGTTGAATTCAAGAATGCCTGTACAAGTAAGTTTGCATTACCGGCAGCAGGAATTGCAGAAACATCAAGTGCTCTAAGTGTTAGTTGCATTCTATTGATTAATTCTCTTTGACCAAATGTTGCCGAAATACCATTATCAACAGAAGGTGCTACACGAATTGAGAAGAGTGCCCTGGTTGAACTTGCTCCAATAGAAACTGGTGTTGACTGACCATAAACAAAGACCAGAGATTTATCATCATCAAATCGTCCATCCATAATAACACTTGTACCCCAGTGAGAAATGGAAGGCCCATAAGTTGGGAATGCAAGTTCAACTGCTGTTGGATCAGTTGCAGAATATGTAAATAACTGTCCTGATGTTGCTCCCATTGGAACTGCTGCCACTGTTGGGTTTGCTGCTGTTGCTGCCTGACTTAATGTAATATTTCCAACACCAATCGCACTAATATAAGTACCATCAGGAATACCAAGTCCAGTACTACTAATTACTCTTTGTCCTACTTGTAGGTTTGTTGTAGTTGCAGTTGCCACATTAGATCCTGATGCAACCGTAAGAGCAAGAGAAGCATTACCAGATCGTCCTCTAGTTAATCCAGTAAATGAGGTTGTACCGATACCTGCATAATTCACATATTCATAATTTTCTGCGTTTCTAATGCATAATGTTCCAGATGTTGGGAAACCTGCAGTACTTGCCACACCGACAATGGTATCCGATGCTCCTAAAGTGGTGTTAATATAAGTTGTTGCAGGTCTACTTTCAGATTCATAACGTGCTGGTAGGTTACCAGAACGCATATATGCTTCGGTATTGACATTATTGTTTGCAACTTTATGGCAATAAATTATATCACCCGTTGGTCCCCTAAATCCCCAACGAATAAATCCAGCACCATACCAAGAGTAGTCCATATAGAACATCTGCATCTTGGTGAGATCAATATTATAACCAGAAGGTCCAGTACCATCACACTTATCAATGTTCCAAGTTGATTGTGGATATTTTGTATCTTGTGTTCTTGAAATGATTACATAATCAGCAGTTGCTCCCCTATAAGAAGGAGAAATTGTCATACTAGTATCACTTGCAATATCAACAACACGATAGGATTGCCCACGAAGAATAATAAAGTGTCCGATATCTAATTGTTTTGAAAATGCAGTTGGGAATGTTGCATTTGTTTGTGTTATAGTATTGCTTCCGTTGATAACACTCACTCTTCCTGCAAGTTGATAGGTAGAGTTTCTACGAACCGCAGAAAGTGTTTGTCCATCAAATTCAAAGAAAATGCCGTTTTGTGCATCAAATGTACCAAGACGATTGACACATCCATACCAACTAGAAACGGAACAATTATAAGAACCAGAAGCAGTAGTGGTTGTAAGACCTGCGGTTGCCGTAACTTGCAGGGTATTATATCCTGTTATGGAAGTTACATTGTAAGTTCCATTATATCCAGTTTGATCTGCACCAGTAATTGTGATTTGAGTTCCTGGAGTTGCTGCCTGAATATTATGTAGTTCTTTAGTTTGAATTGTAATCGTACTTCCAATACTGATTCCAGTAGCAGTTAAAGAATCAAGTTGAAGATTTGGTTTAAGAATTGTACCAGAACTGACTTGAATACCTTTACCAGATTGATAACGGAAATATCTTCTTGTTTGACGAGTTGCCGTCTCAAAGTTAGAAGTTGCATTACTTGAAAAAATTACCCCACCATCAAATGGTCTATGTAAGAATTGTGCTTGAGGTCTTACATAAATTGTACCACCAGTTGGATTTGCTGCTGGTGCAGTGTTTGAGTAATATGTAAAGGTTCTAGAACTTGTAATACCTGCAACAACATAAGAACCATTTGCATTTGCCTGCGAAGTTCCAACAATTGCAACCTCATTTCCAATCGCAAGTCCGTGTGGAACTGTTGTACTTACAGGAATTGCTTGTCCAGAAGTCCAGTTAAATGTTGGTGTTCCACCGATTGCAGCACCAGAATAAGTAGTTCCACTAAAAATACCAGTTTTATTTGGGTCAAACACACTAATGACTGATCCAGTATTTGTTGCTCTTGCAGTATAAGTGAAGATTGTATTTCCAGCACCACTATTTGTTTCTACAAGAAAGTTTCCATTCGCAATATTTAAATAAGCATCCTGAACAGTAATTGGAGTACCAACAGTGGGTACAGTCACAGCTAGTCCAACAGTAACAGTTCTGGAAGCATTTGGAATAGTAATATAATTAATTGCACCAACACCAACGGAAGAAGAAAAGGCAAAAGGACGATTGTTAATTGTTGCAAGATTTTCCCACTTAGAGATTTGAGTGCCATACTCAAAGTCAGTATCAATCAGTGCTTGTGGTGATGATGTACGAAACTTGTTTACGGGATCAGTATATACTTCAGAAGGCGTAAACTTCTCATCATATTCATCTACGGTGATTTGAAGTTTATCAGTACTACTCATTCCAGAAGTACTATAATTCAATACTAATGTGGTTGTAGTTGTACCACCAGTCGTTGATACAGTATAAGTATTTGCTTTTAGATTTGAATCAGAAAAATTATAGATTACAGTGTTCGTCGTTACATTGGTAATCAGTATTAATCGTTCCCTTGGTATAACACGAGGAATGACGATAGTATTTGTGGAAGGAGTGAATGTATATCCAGTTTCCAGTATTGCCTTTCTTGCCATAATTAATGAATACCTTTGATATATTTATTAGAGTAGAAATAGAGGTTCATAATCCAAACCTACCTCTAAGAGCATTAAAGTTTTGTGAGATTTCTGCTGCTGTGAGTGCTCTGTTGTATAGTTGTGCCACAGAAACATACCCAAAAGGTTGTGAACTATCTATAGCATTACTACCTATAGCATAATGAGAATTTCCAGAGGCAGTATAAGCAACACTACCAGTTGAGGAACCATTATTAATATAAAGAGTTGTTGTTCCCCCAGAAGCAACCAAAGAAAACATAGTCCATTTATTCTCTAAACCAAGAGTTCCCAAATTCAATCCATATGAAACAAAGTTTGCACCATCATTATCAAAGTATCCTATTAAATTGGTAGCATCCTGAATTAAAAGTGGGTGGTCATTTGGTGATGTTCTCCACAAAGTTCTCCAATTAGAAACTTGGGAATCTGCTAAAGGTCTTGCCCAAGCAATCATAGTGTGTGAAGAACCAAAAGTATAACTAGTTCCAGAAGGTCTTATAAATCCAGGTGAAGAAATGTTAAAACAGGAAGCACCATCTACTGTGGCAAAAGAAACACTTCCCAAAGTATGAGTATAATTATTACCACTCAAATCAGTCCAAGTGGTTCCAGAACCAGGATAAGAAGCAGTTATTCCAGCATCTAAATCTAAAACCAATCCATCTCTAACAATACCTCTACCATAAAAATCAGTAATCTCATCAATCTCATTATAAACAATCACCGACTTATCAGTGTTTTGTCTCATATATCTTCCTTGTCCTGCACCAAATAGAGTTCCTCCAAATTCATCATATACTGGGTCATAAGGAGAAAAGATATTTGCAGAAATTGATGATGATATTTCATATCTTCCTACCAGAGCATTATAGTTTTGTAAGACTTCTGCTGCGGTTATACCCCTATTATAAACCTGTGCCAAACTAATACTGCCAGGAAAATATCCAGTACCACCCCAACTTTGGTATGCACCAATTCTCCAATAACCATTATAAGCAGGAGCATTTGCGGATGCTGTTGCTACTGATGCTCCATCAACATATAATCTCATAGTAGTTCCTTCACCACCATAAGTTGCTATAACATAATGCCAGATATTATCATTATATGTTAAAGGTGAAGTTGCTACTACAGCACCACCACTATAAATTCCAAAATATAATTTTCCATCAGTGCCAATCCAAATGTGTCTGTCAAATTGGAATGAACCTGTTCCGGTTTGAGCATTTTCAAATCCAATTATTTTATTTCCTGATGCGGTAGATGTTTTAAACCAGGCACCAATACTAAAAGTTTGTGGATTTGCAAATTGTGTTGTTGTAGTTACTTCATTATTAGTTCCATTAAAAGTAAAAAATCCACCATTATTACTACTATAAGTTGGAATTGGAGAACCTTGAAGTGTTCCGTTATTACCACTACCACTTATATCAGTCCAAGTGGTTCCACTTCCAGGATAAGAAAGAGGATTTCCGGCATCCAAATTAAGAACCAACCCACTAGTAACAATAGTTGCTGTTGCTGCAGTTCCTATAATAACATTCTCATTAAACTCTGAGGCATAATAAGTTCCAAGTCCAGTAATGCTTGGATTGTTCGCAGTAGTCTCATCAAACTCCCAAGCAAGTGTTGATGCATATTGATCTAATCTTCCTACAACACCCATATTATTATCCTGCTACAAAGTCCAAACTATTTGTGGTTGAGTTGTATTGTATATAGAAGTTTGTGGTTCCGGCAGTCCCACCAAATCTCATTTTGTTTGTGGAGGTTACTCTTGCGTCACCTCCAATATCTGCCTTGAATGCTGGTGCAGTTACTCCAATGCCAAGATTATTACTTGAAGGATTAAATACAAGACCTGTGGTACTTACACCAAGTCCGGTGGTATTTCCGGTTCCAATTGCATAAGTTAAGTATTGTGATTGGTTTGTGGTGTTTGTGGAGATAGAGATACTAGAAATACCTCCTCCACTACCAGCAGCAATCCAAGAAAGACCAGAACCAGTAGAAGAAAGAACAGATCCGGCAGTTCCTACGTTATTGTTAGAGTCATAAAGTCCACCAGTAATTCTTACATTACCTTGAACATGTAGAGTTTGTGATGGATTTGTGGTTCCTATACCAACTAACCCAGCAGAAGTTGTGGTAATTATAGTTCCACCAGTTCCTACATTAAGTGTTGCTGTTGTAGTAATGCCAGAAACATTAAGTCTGCCGGTAATAGCAACATTACTGCCATCAAAAGTAAATGCAGAACTACCGGATTGTATACCAGCACTATTATAAGTAACCTGCCCACTCGATCCGGCAACTAGAGCCACCGTGCCCGTTGCATCTGGCAAACTAATAAATCTATTAGCAGTTGGAGTGATGGTCAGGAAGGCAGTGCTGTAAGTGCCTCCATCATTTAGATTGATATCACCACCCGTTATTGTAAGAGCACTTGTTGGATTTGTAGTTCCAATACCCAATCTTGTGGTGGATGGATTAAATACAAGACCTGTGAGACTTACACCAAGTCCAGTAGTATTTCCGGTTCCAGTTGCATAAGTTAGATATTGTACTTGGTTTGTAGTATTTGTGGAGATAGAGACACTTGAAATACCACCACTAATACCAGTAAGTTTACTACCATCACCATAATAAGTTACGACACCAGTTGTGGCAGTAACAATACCAGAAGAAATTTGAACCGTACCTAATGTGGAAATACCAGAAATGCTTAATGCAGTTCCTACAAGATTACTAGAAATCGTAATTGTTGCACCAACGCCTGATGCGGTTGCTACTATATTACTGCCAACAAAGTTTAGACTCGAAACACTTAATGCCGATCCAACAATAGATCCCTCATCAAGAACACTGATACCACTAAATGCTCCAGATGCAGCAGATACATTAATCCATTGGGTTCCAGATGCTGTTGATTGAAGTACTTGACCAGAAGTACCCGCGGAATTTGAAGAGTCATAAACAGCACCGGTAATTCTTGCATTACCTTGAACGTGTAAAGATTGTGTTGGATTTGTGGTTCCTATACCAATCGAACCTGCGTGATACATCGGTGAAGATGTATCAGAACTATAAATTGAATAACGATTGGTTATAATTCCACTAACAATTGGGGTTGCTAGATATAAACCATAATAATTTGTAAGTCTCCCTGTAAGTGCTACTGTTGGTAATACATAATTTCCATAGTAATTGGTGAGGGTTCCAATACCAGTTCCTGATGCAGCACCAACCTGCATAACATTATAAGAACCATAGGCATTAGTTACAGATGCAGAAAAGTTTGCAGTATCAGCAATATTAATTGAATTATACTCTGTAAAAATATTAGTTGCACCTGCTTTTGAAAAGGTAATGGTATTTTGAGTCCCATATGCATTGTCAGTTCTAACAGATTGATCTACATTAGTACCTTGAGTTACAGTATTAACAATGCCTGTCATATTACTACCAGCGGCACTACCAAGATCAATTGTGCTATTTCTATACACAAGATTTCTAAATCCGATTCCTATAACACTAGAAATAGCAGTACTTGCAGTTAAATTAGTAATGTTTGTGAATGACTGTAGTGAGGAACCTCCATCGTTTGTTCGGTTTGCATGACTGAACACTACTGGGCTAGCAGATATATTAATACCACCACCTGCAGATCCATATGCAGTTTCTGGTGATACCAATAAACTAACTCGTGGAAAGCTAACAGACTTACTATCGTAGGTATTATACCAAGTTAATAGGTTATTATTCCCAACAGAACTTTGTATTTGAGTTGTTCCATTAACTTGCAAAGTTGTGGATGGATTTGTGGTTCCAATACCAAGATTGCCAGAAACATAAGCACTACCAGTAACTTGAAGTGGTTGTGATGCTGTTCCTGTGGAGGTTGCTGTACCAATCAATACTGGTCCGTTAGTGAACGTAGAAATACCAGAAATGCTTAATGCAGTCCCTACAAGATTATCGGCAATCGTAATCGTGGCACCGGCACCTGATGCAGTTGCAACAATATTACTGCCAACAAAGTTTATGCTTGTGACACTTGATGCTGTTCCTACTGTTGATCCTTCATCACGAATTGTAATACCACTAAATGATCCGGATGCGGCACTTGCACTTCCCCAATACGGAACAGATCCATTAAAAAGAAGAACTTGTCCAGCAGTTCCGTTCGTAACAAAAGATGTTGCATCAGTTGCTGACTGATAAGGAACATTACCGGCAACACCACCTTTTATGTTTGTTGCTATACCGACATTAGTAGCATAAGTAGCAATACCACTAGAAGTCGCATAAGTTGATATACCTGCTGATGGTGCATAAGTAGCAATCCCTGCATTAGTTGCATAAGTAGCAATTCCTGCACTTGTAGCATATGTTGCACTTGTAGCATTACCAGTAAAAGAACCAACAAATTGTGTAGCAGTTATAACCCCAGAAGCATTAATGTTTCTTACAACTGATAAATCATTTTCCGTGAATTTAACACTACCAACAGCAAGTCTGGTTCCACTTGGTAATTGAGTAGATCCAATACCAACTCCATAATTGAATAACCAAGCATCAGTACTCAATCCAGGCCAAGACCCAGACTTCAACCACATAATTTGCTTATATGTGTATGGAATACTATCAGTACCAACACCACCATTAATATCAATTAGTGGGGAACCTTCTGTGGATGCAATTGCAATACCACCGTGATTTGCAGTATTATCGGTAGAAACATCCTGGTTTAAAGCATTCGTTGTAATGCCAAGAACAATATCCTTATCTCTAATATTAAGTGTTCCGGCATCTAAGATTACAGAACTACCACCGATACTAACATTGCCAGAAACAAATAAGTTGCCAGTAACAGTAAATCCATTTGATTGAGAAATAACACTTCCGGGAGCAGTTCCTGTTAGATATTGTGCATCATTAGAGAGTGTAATTGTTGCACCGGCACCTGATGCTGTTGCTACTATATTATTACCAACAAAGTTTATACTTGAAATACTTGCTGCTGAACCTACAATAGTTCCTTCATCTCTAATTGTAATGCCACTAAATGCTCCAGATGCAGCACTTGCATTTCCCCAATAAGGAATAGATCCACTAAAAAGAAGAACTTGTCCGGCAATTCCATTATTAACGAAATTTGTCGTGTCAGATGCTGACTGATAAGGAACATTACCGGCAACACCACCTTTGAGGTTTGTTGATATTCCGGCATTAGTGGCATAAGTTGCTATGCCTGCTGATGTTGCATAAGTAGCAATTCCTGCATTAGTAGCATAGGTTGCTACTCCGGCATTAGTAGCATAGGTTGCTACTCCGGCATTAGTAGCATAGGTTGCTATACCTGCTGATGTGGCATAAGTTGCTACTCCAGCATTAGTTGCATAAGTTGCTGTTGTAACATTACCACTAAAAGAACCAACAAATTGTGTAGCGGTTATAATACCAGTAGAATATACATTACCTACTGTTAGAATTCCCAGTGTAGAAATTCCAGAAACATTAAGTGAAGTAACTGATGCAATACCACCTATAACTGATGTTGCTATGCCAGCATTAGTTGCATAAGTTGCTATGCCTGCTGATGTTGCATAAGTTGCTATGCCTGCAGATACTGCAGATATCCTACTAAGACCAGAACCATCACCATAATAAGTTACGACACCACTAGTGGCAGTTATAATACCAGAAGAAATCTTAACTGTCCCAAGTGTAGAAATACCAGAAATACTTAATGCTGTCCCTACAAGATTATCGGCAATCGTAATCGTGGCACCAATACCTGATGCGGTTGCTACTATATTGCTACCGACAAAGTTTAGGCTTGAAACACTTGCTGCAGAACCAACAACAGTTCCCTCATCTCTGATAGTAACACCAGTAAAACTGCCAGATAATGCACTAGCAGATGTCCAATAAGGATTTTGTCCTGGGCCACCAGTAACTAAGACTTGGCCAACAAGTCCTGGTGATAAAAATGTTGTACTACTAATTCCGGATTGGTATGGAACAGATCCCTGCACTCCACCACCAAGATTTCCATATAATGTTGTGGCACTAACTACACCGACAAACAATCCATCACCAATAACGTGCAATGCCGAAGATGGATTAGTGATTCCTATGCCGGTATTAGCCTTTAAAAGTGCCATCTTGTCTTCTTATATAATGTTATTTATTAGTTAAAAATTAAGCATCACCTGTGAATATAAATCCAACATAATTACTACTTACAACTTCGGATCCTGCCCAATATAAACGGGCAGTTGAATCATTTAAATTATAATTTCCAAAACCATATCCATTGGTTGTTCTATAATCTGGGCCGGTGTTACCATCAGTTTTTCCACCAAGAATAAATGCCCAGATTCCATCATCATAAGAGAATTGTGATGTAGAATAATATCCTGTTGTATTACTGGGTAATTGGTTATTACTATAACCCCACCCAGCATTTCCAATCACATCTGATGCTATAATATTTCCGGATGGACTGATTACAATTTGATAAGTTCTCATATAAAGATTATTACTTAATGTCGGATCAAAAATACTCTTTGTATTTGATACAATTTTGCCATCGGTTACTATTGTATTCAAATCATCAATTGTATCATTTGTAAAAATCCACATCAAAATACCAAGAAATCCATTTGTTGTTCCATCATATATTGCTGCTGCCATCCATCTTTTACCATCAACTTCTGGTAATGAATAATTTTCACCATCATTAACAATTCCAATTTGATTTCCAGTAGAAAGAATATTAGAATTGGAAGTATTATATACAAATCCAGGAGTAGTGAACGTATATTTTCCAGTCGCACTTCCAAATCCTGGAAGTAATTCAGAATTATAATTTTTTGTTGCTACGGCAAAAACATTAAATGTTGGATTTGATGCTTGAATTGCACTTTGAACAGTTTTAAAATTACTACTAGTAACCGACGTAATTAATTTTAAAGAAAAAGTTGAACGTATTATACCTGCAATTACATCAGTATTAAATGATAGTGTAAGTTCGTCAAAATAATTATATGCTATTGCTCTGTTATCACTTTTAATTCTTAAAGGATTATTGGATTGAAGTTGTGTTGAATTTTCATCAAATAAAGATGCATACATTATTCCATTTTTATCTAGTCCAGAATTTTTAGTCGGATCCGAAAGTTCATCGATCCGAGTATAAACCTGCATCACCCCGTTAGATTTAAGTCTTCCTACAAGTGCCATTATACAAATATAAAGTCGATTGAACTTTGAGAAGGATTGTGCTGAAGATAAAAACGATTTGAGGATCCGGCAGATTGAATACCAATCGTTCCAACCACATCAAGATTTTCTCTTGGTACTCCTGTCCCTATTCCAAGTTTATTGGTCGAAGGAATAAAAGATAGTTTGTTTGAGGAAATACCAATTTCAGAATTTCCAATATTAGTTGCTAAAGTTGGATATATTGGAGAAGAAACTCCACTTTTATCCGTAATTGCAAGTTGATTGCCAACACTTGATATTCCAATAAGTTTAGACCCATCACCATAATAAGTAACAATCCCGGTTGTGGCAGTTACAATACCAGAAGAAATTAAAACTGTTCCAAGTGTAGAGATACCAGATACTGATAATGATCTTACTGATGCAATACCACCAATTACATTTGTAGCAATTCCTGCATAATCTACGTAACCAGCTCCACCAACAATAGCAGATGCCTGAATATTGATAAGACCAGCACCATCACCAAAATAAGAAACAATACCAGAAGTAGCATTTATAACACCAGAAGAAATCTGAACCGTTCCTAGTGTAGAGATTCCAGATACTGATAATGAATTAACTGATGCAATGCCGCCAATTACATTTGTAGAGATTCCTGCTAATATAGCATAAGTTGCTATACCTGCTACCTGTGCATAAGTAGCAACCCCAGCATTAGTGGCATAAGTTGCTATACCTGCTACCTGTGCATAAGTAGCAACCCCAGCATTAGTTGCATAAGTTGCTATGCCTGATGTCTGTGCATAAGTTGCATACGTTGCTATTCCTGCTGTCTGTGCATAAGTGGAAACTCCAGCATTAGCAGCATAAGTAGCAACCCCAGCATTAGCAGCATAAGTAGCAATCCCAGCATTAGTTGCATACGTTGCTATTCCTGCTGTCTGTGCATAAGTAGCATAGGTTGAATTGCTTGCTATACCTGCTCTATTGGCATAAGTGGCAATTCCTGCAGTATCAGCATAAGTTGCTATGCCTGCTCTATCAGAATAAGATGGTACTCCGACAATAGAAGAATTTGCCCATACAGTGCCAGTTGCCGTAGATTGAAGTACCTGACCCAGTGTTCCTGATACATTAGTACTATCGTAAACTGCACCGGAAATCCTAGCATTTCCTTGAACGTGTAAAGATTGAGATGGAACTGTGGTGCCAATTCCAACTGAACTGGAAATATAAGCACCACCAGTAACTTGCAATACTGTTAAACTATCAGTATATGAAGTAATACCTACCTTTAGATTTCTTTGGCGATTGCTAGTATATTTTGGCATTTTAGTTAAGTGTCTCTAGGATGCTTCCAATAAATTTAATATTAGAACCGTTACTTGCAGATAAAACAAGAGCATCACCAGGTTCCAAAGTTAATTTCCCCTGAAATAAAGAAGTTGCATCATTTCCCTGAACTGGAAAATCCTTCAAAATTTCAGTCGTAACTGCAATACCGGCAGTAGTTCTTCGGTGAGAGAATGAAATTGTATGAGTATTTGAACTAATATTTGCCACTTGTGCCAAAAGTACAATACCACTATATCCAACAGGTGCCGTATAAATCCCAACCGGACTTGTTGTTGCTATTTTTGTAATCGTCTTGTATACATTTAATGGTAGTGCCATTTGTTATTCTCCTCCTAGTGCTAGAATGAATGGTGTTACGGTCGAGAACAAACTCTTAGAATAGAATGATCCGGAAATAGTTCCTGTTAGTTGATTCACAACAACACCATCACCAATTCTGAAATTGCCAGCTTGATCGGTGCTTGTATAAACAACCAATCCACCATTACGAACGTCAGTTTCATTATCTTGAATTGGAACTCCACCAGTTGCAGGTAGTGCATAGGCAATATTAGTTCCAGAACCAATATATTCAAACGAATGACCAGATGCAAGAACTCTACTTTGTTTGTAGAATGGAACTTGTGTTCCAACACCAACTACATAAGGAATATTTTCATTCAGAGTAATTGTGCAGATTCCAGCAGAGATTGGAGTTGAACTCTTAATAGAGTAATAAGATTGTAATAATACCGCAGATGCCGTAGCTGTATTTATTCCAACATTAGGAGCACCAATAGTAACCTTAGGAACTGAAGTATACCCTCTACCACTTGAGATAAGATCAAATCCAATTACTGATCCATTAGATAGAATTGGAACTGCCTGTGCCGCAACTCCCCAATCAGTATCAGGATCTGTGAATGTGACTGTTGGTTTTTCAGTATATCCAGTTCCACCGGATCCAACTATGACCTTAGAGACTGTATAATATAAATCACCAAAATAAATTGCCTGCCCATCAAAAGGACGAATGATATTAGTCTTTGCAGTTCCACCAGAATTATAATAATGTTTCTGAGTTGCAATACCAACATTACAAGTAAATACTGTACTTGCCATCGAAACTGCCGGTAGATTCAACTTGCTTGTGGCAACTCCGACAGAACTAGAAGTTACGGAAGCAACAAGGTTATCAATAAATGTCTGAACATTCGCACAAGCTGCAGGATCAGTATTTGTAGGATCTCCGACAATAGTTAAGTCCTGAGCATTTAATTGATTTGTAATTGCCTTTTTAGAATAATCTCTGACACCATTAAATGCCGAAATGGATTCTGCAACTTCTCCAACAATTCCACCAATCAAAGGATTACCATTTGCATCAAAGTATCCTTTAATAAAATTGCGAGTATTTTTATTTGTATAGTCTCTTACATCCAAAGAAACTGCATCAACCAAGTATCCAATGTCCCTATAACACTTGCTTCCACCTGTTGTAAATGTTCCGGCATTTTCACTAAAAGTATTCAGATAAGATTGACTTCCTGATCCAATTACAGTCGTAACAATTCCAACCAGAGTATTAATATTTGCCTGAACATCGGTACAAGAATTAGGATTACCAGAAGGATATACAGGAATTGAAGTTCCGATTCCACCATAGGTTGCTGGTCCAGAACTAATGCCAACATCCTTAACATTGAGTTGATTTGTAATTGCCTTCTTGGCATAATCTCTTAAACTATTGAATGCATAAACAGACTGTATTCTTTCAGAAGTTCCTATTCCAACAGAGGTTGCACTATTAAAATAGAAGTTGGTAAAGTTCCTTGAATACTTATTACCACCAGTGAATACATCGATAGAAACGGCATCAACCAAATATCCAAGATCTCTGGCACAAGTATTGATTGTTGAAATTCCAAGATTTGTTGTCTGTGGGAATCCGGCAGCAACAGAAGTTCCTATTCCAACTCCAACTGTTACGATACCCACAAGAGTATTAATTGTGGACTGAACATCGGTACAAGAATCGGCATTACCAGAAGGATATACAGTAATTGCAATTCCAGGACCACCATAGGTTGCTGGACCAGAACTTATGCCAAGATTCTTTTGATTTAGTTGATTCGTAATTGCCTTCTTGGCATAATCTCCTGCGGCATTAAATGCAACAATAGAAGGTGCTACTTCGGTAGATCCAATACCAGTTCTAGTGGTTCCGTTATAATACTGGAATACATATTCTCTCGAATACTTATTACCACCAGTGAAAACATCAGTAGAAATAGCATCAACCAGGAATCCTAGATCTCTGGCACACGTGGTTCCACCAGTGGTAAAAGATCCTAAATTTGTTACTGGCAATGAAGAAGTATTTCCGGCACCAATTGAAGTAGTAACAATACTTGTTAAGGTATCAACATTATCCTGTACATCAGAACAAGCAGTCGGACTTGTATTTGGAACTGGGAATGGACTTCCAGAACCAGTTCTTGCAGGTCCACTACTAATTCCAACTTCTTTATATGAAAGTTGATTTGCAATTGCAAGTTTTATTAAATTTCTTGCCTGCTCAAAAGCATAAATTGATTCAGTTACTTCACCAACTAATCCATTTGAGATTGGAACTCCTGCTCCATTAAAATATTGAAGTGTAAATTGTTTTGCATAATTATTTCCACCGGTAAAGACATCAGTAGAAACTGCATCAACAAAAAATCCAAGATCTCTTTTACACTTATCTATTGTGGTCGAAATTGCTGGATAAACATTATACGTATTTGTCCAGGCAGTACCGACAATTTCCGTTTTATTTTTCTGAATCAAACGATAGGCATCATAATATCTGGATCTTGGATTTGTTAAAGTGTCTCCAGGAAAATAGAATGGTGCATAAGCAGTATAACCAATTGCAACGGCAGCAAGAGACTTATCAATAATTTCTTGTTTGTTTCTCTGAATTAATCCCGAAGAATCATAATAACGATTTTGATTATAGGGAACAGGATCAGTAGGAAATCTAAAGGATGATGGGAAACCAACGGCAATCGATGCCAAAGATTTATCAATAATTTCCTGTCTATTCTGTTGAATCAAACGATAAGAATCATAATATCTTGATCTGGCATTTGTTTGTGCATCACCAGGAAAATAAAAATCAGGATGATTCAGTGCGATTGCTGCCAGAGACTTATCCTGAATCTCTTGTTTGTTTGCCTGAATTAAATTATAAGAATCAACATATCTTCCAGGTGCAACAGTCTTTGTCTCAAATACATATCCTTTCTGACCACTTGGATAAAATCTAATTCCTGGTTCAAATGAGCAAGTAAATCCAAGTCCGGAAAGAGTAATGCCCATTCCAACTGAGAACTGGTGTGGAGCACTTGTATATGCGGTTAAAAGTCCAGTTGTATTATCATAGAGTGCATTTGTAATGTTTAAGGTTGGAGTACGTAAATCTACGGCAAAAGTATCATCGTTTACTGCCGAAGCCGAACCTGTAATGATTCCAGTATATTTAACAGGACTTACACCATCGGCAACAAATCCATAATTACCGAATGATGAGTTAGAGTTTGTAAGATCACAAGCAGCACCAGATCCACTGAATACTGCAATATCACTACAAATCGTAAAGAGAGAAACTAACTGTGCGTATCCTTCATTTGTGATAGAAACTCCAATGCCACCTTGATTGTATTGTGTATAAGAGTCAAGAACCATTGACTTTAATGGTCCAATTGCCTTGGAACCATCAACTTTCATTCCAATACTATTTG